CATCTCCCTATGGGGAGTGCCAGTGTGCCCCAGGAGCCACAGCAGCCAATCAGCCCGCTCGAGGCGCTGGATAACGTCATTGAGTGCGGCTTCCCCGCAGGGGTAAACCTCGCAGAAGCGGATTACTTCGTCCTTGCAGGCGTTATGCTTGTTAAGCCAGTCTTTCGTTATTATCAAAATGGGACCTCCTCATTATTGATAGAGCTGTTTTTATCAACGACATTTGTCTGGTGTCTGCCTTCTGCATCTTTTCCAGAGTATTCTACGCCAATGCTGAAAGGATACCCAAATAACCCTTTACGATGATTTAATTGATAGAGCAGCAATCCAGGAGGGCCTATTTGCATTTTCGTCCCTTCTTCTATACCCATATTGTTGCTTTTTACAATAGCTTCAAACACAATCTTTTTTACCAATTTTCCCTGCAACCTTCCGCTTTTCGGTGTAAACTCAATTTCTTTATCTCCCAGGACCTCAAGAAAGACCCAATTCCCCGTTTTGTTTGTCAGGTCCAACCACTCTAGTTTTTCGTAGGCTGTTTGCTGCTCTTGTTTATATCCCAGTTTCTCAGCTCTGTCTGTGAAGTCGCTCATTTTGTTTTTCCTCCCATTCCCATTTCGTTTATAACGTCCTCCAAATTGTCCAGGGCAACGGTAACCTGCTCATACTCTCCAGTCTTGAGCAATCCAGCGGCCCTGGATTCAAACAAAATCTCTCTGAAGGACCTCATTTCATTTATTAAATTCCAATGCGCTTTTTCAAGTGCCTCATGTTTTTCTTTATGTTTTTCGTTTGAGAAAAGAGAATCAACACACCTAGAGTGAGCCGTATGAAACACATTTTGCTGTCCCATTTGTATTTTTTCAGTGTGTTCTTTGTCGAATATATGGTCATTACACAAGGGACAATCGTGATATGCTATCTCGCTTGGGTTATCCATTTTATTTTTTCTCCTCTTATTTTATTTGCAAAAAATTCACCCCTGGGGATTATGAGCGTGGGAGCGCAGATGGAATCCGCCAGGGGTGTTATCAGGGGGAAATTGTTTTGTTGTCCCATGCTCATGAATAAAGTATATATGACTATTGAAAAAAAGTCAATGTTTTATAAATTTATTTTTCCCTCTCAAAACATCGTTTTTACCGACGATGGGGGGGTATGATATCTAGGGTTTTTCCGTCAATTTGTCGTCTTGTCGTCGGTTAAAATACACCTTGACATTGCGGAAATATATTTACATAATTAACACTGCCCTTGCATTGATAATGCCAGTGAAGGTTTCGTGGGGCAATAGAAATGGCGAAACGATAGCAACTCTAAAAGGTAGATGGGGTATGCACCAACAAGTTGACTACTCTTGTCCCTCCCTCAAATGGCATATTTTTTCTCTTCGTGTCGGAGAGTTAGGCACGTCCTGTAGATAGCCAGGGGCTACAGGCTCTACCTTCAATTTAGAGGATAATGGACCTTGCGCCCTCCCCCTGTAAGATATGCCAGGGGGAAAAGTAGTCTTATGCTTAATGTCTTTAATCGCAATTATAGATCAACAAATATTATTGATGGTGAATATAATGCAAGAATTCGGTATCTTAGAGATTTAGAACTCGAAAAAAGAAAGACACATTTTTTTACCCGCAAGAAAAATTCCCGAAAAATAAAAAAGAAAAAAAATAAATTCCCGACAAGGGTGCGTGAATTTCAAAGAAAAATGCGATTAAACCCCGCCTGGGCGGAAAGGGATTTATTAAGAGTTCTTAAAGAGAAAAATATAAATTTCCAATTTCAAAGAATAATCAAATTGGATTCCTGGTATGCCATTGTAGATTTTTGGTTTCCTGCTACTAAAATAGTATTAGAATTAGATGGAAAATGGCACGATGAAAGGGTAGACAAAGATAAAAGACGTGATAATGAGATAATAAATACTGGCATGGTAAAAAGAGTAATTAGGATTAAGAATAAAACCTCAAGATATTTAATAAAAAACCATTTTATTGATAAATTTATAAGCGCTATTTCTTAATGTAATTTACAATGGTATTGGTTCTGGCCAATATGTAAGGTAAGCTGACTTCCTTCCTTCTTTAGAGTGAGGATGTTTCTCTATTTTAACATGGACTATAACATACCCTATCTGCTGTGGAGACATCTGTCCCAACTCAGAATAATGAGTCTTACCGATCTGATATCCCTGGGTATAACCTCCGCAGTTCACAATCAACCGTGGGCTTGGATAGATATGTAAGGGGCTATTGGTTCGCGTTGTTGCTCTCATGATAGGGTTTGTAAATCCACCCTCCAGATCGTTGGAGTGTCCTCTAAGCAAGATATTAACATCCCAGTTTTTGATAGTTTCCTCCATCTTGCGGATAGCTGTTGTCATTGACGACTTTCCCCCGCCGCATCCATGAGTCGCACCGACATTTAAGACATAACCGCTTCGGTTGCCACCGGGAAATTTCTGTTCTACGATGATTTGCACCCAACAAAAAAACCCTAGATATTGAGCTTTTACTTTACTGCACATATATTGAGTTGTAGTAAACAACCCAAGCCTGGAATTTGCGTAATGGTGTCCCTCTAAAAAGCCAATCTTTTTAAGATTTGGATCATCTAGGTTGAATTTTTTAATACAGTCATCCACGGTTTTTAAGATGTTTTGATCAAACTCATCCCTTGAATTGGGGTCATCAGCCAAGATAGACTCTATCCTGCCCCTTACTTTGGGCCTCATAAAGTTTTGGATATCACCCATTATCATCAGGTAGCCATTGGGATCGTTACGGCATCGGTCAAGGCACTTTTTGATAGCCTCAGTATTGGAAGCAAAGTCGCCATCCTGGAAATCCCCTGTACTGTAAATTCTAAATTCCTCTGTTCCCTTTAGACATATGTCAATGCGCAATGCTTCCATTTTTTACCCCTTTCTATTTGTTGGATTTTCACTTGTCACACCGGTATGACAAGTAAATACCCCTGGTTAGCAAGTAACTAAGGGTATTTTATGATGATTAACTCAAAACTGCGGTATATTCTTCTTTTCCCAGTTTGCTAGGGCGTCATAAAGGCTATTCTCGGCCCAAATCACGTCATAGACCCTGCGGACGTGCCCTAGTCGGCACAGGATACCCAATACCAATTCACACCTGCCTGGTGGCGCGCCCTGGGTGATGATGCCTGCTCGCAGGGGTTGCCAGCGCAGGCCAGCCCTGCTACGCGCCAGTTCCGTGGCGATAAGGTAACTAATCTGTATCATGTCCATTTTACGCTCCTTTTGGTGGTGTCCAATCGGCCAGTAATCTTGATAGAGTTTTATACGTTTTTGAGTCGCAACGCCATACATTGCCAAATTTCAATCGTACCCTATATTCTTTATTTCCATATTTCACGATTTTAGTGTTCATTTTGTTTCTCCTTTTTCATTTTTCCGAATCTCCGCATATTACGTCCCACAGCACCGATAAATTGTGCTCGTCCATCCAGTCTATATTTTCGGCCTCCCCCCCCAGTATTTTTGCAGCGTCAGCTAAATCTGCATTGCCAACCAATATATAAGTGGGATACATACCCAATGCTTCCCACGCCGCCAAACGGTGCGATCCCTCGTACGCCTGATTGCCGTCCCATAGGACAGGGGGGAGATCGCCCCCAGACGATAATACTGTTATCATGCTGGCTAGTTTTACGCTATCCGTGACCCTGTGGGGCGCTCTATGTGCCCAGGGCAGTACTGCTGATGTTTTCATTTTTCTATTCTCCTTTTGAGGGAGCGTGATACAGTTGATTTTTGGATTTTGGATTTTGCGCTCCCATACATATATTATATAGGATGGCCGCCAAAAAATCAATAGCAGACGTGTAAAATCCGTGTAACGATTGTATGACAGCGCAACCGCCACTACGGTTTATTGTTTTTCGGGCGGTATATGACGGATATGTAACGATTGTATGACAATAAAACCGTAAAAAAGCAAGAATTATTGGAAACACTTAGAGGATATGGTGTACAATTACGGTATGAGTGATAGAGAACCCACTCCGCAGCTGAGGGCGAAATACAAAAAGTTTGCTACGAGTGTCATTGAGGGTAACACCATACGCCAGTCGGCAATAGACGCTGGTTATGCTCCTGGGCGTGCGTCGGAGCAGGGGTCCAGACTGATGCGGAATACAACTGTACGCCAGTTGTTTGAGCGAGAGTTCAAAAAGATAGGAGCTGGACGGGATTTTTGGGCGAACAAGGTCAGGGATGGCGCGGAGGCAAACGATGACAAGGGCAATCCCGATTGGCGTACGAGGGAGGGATACATTAATATGGCCCTCCGAATATGGGGAGCCCTATCCAGGGACGGAGAGGGAGAGCATGCCAGCACGCAAAACGTGATGATACAGCTAGTGCAGGCCGCTCAGCGCAGGGGGTTAGACGGGTCTGGTGATGTGGGAGAGTGAGAACCCTGGCAGTTGCACAGCGAATAATCAATAAAATCAACAATTTAACCATTTTGATGGATATCCAGGCATGGGTAGGTACTAGATATCGTGTCCTACGCAATCCTGGAGCGATTTTTGGAGGTCAATTGTCTCGGCGCCAAGACAATGTTGTATGGTTATGGGATATGAGGGGGAGGTGAGAGGATGCGTGTAACGAGGGTAACCATCAGTATGAGCAAGGACCCCAGGGTACTGGCCTACGCCACCCTGGTGCTGGATGACCAACTGATTATACGCAATATCCGCATTATCAGGCGTCCTGATTCCCGCAGGATGGTGCTGATGCCATCCCGCCAAGGGCGTAGCGGAGAGTATGCGGATATGGTACACCCCGTAACGGTGGCGTTTCGCTCCTACCTGGAGGCCGTCCTACTGCGGCGCATTGACGAGTTGACCATAGAGGAGCCCTCCGCTACCCGTAGCGTACTGGCAGGTGGGGACCATCCTCCTGAGACTGTTAGCGACGCCATTCTATAGTAGCAGCAACCGAGAGGTTCAAAAATGGATAACATAGATGCCAAGGCATCTGAGATATTCTCCAAAGCGCAAAAAAACCCGTACTATTACATAGAGTTATGCCTCAGCATTTTTAATAAACGGGGACGCTATGTCCCGTTCAAGCTCAATCCTGCTCAGAGGCAGTATGCGTCCATCAATTCCCGATTCAAAATCATCCTTAAAGCCCGCAAGCTAGGGTTCTCCACTCTCATAATCGCCAGAGCAATCTGGAGATGCGCATTCCTGCCAGGAAGGCGGGCGGTTATTGTCAGCCACACCAAGGACGCAGCGCAGCGTCTCCTATTAGATAGGGCTATCCCCATCATAAAATCGTCCATCATCCCATTGGCGGTAGAGGACCGCAAGGACTGGATAGAGTTTAAGGACACTGGCAGCAGGTTATGGATAGGAGCTGCGGGGTCAAAGCGGTTCGGGCGAGGGGATGATATCACGGACTACCACCTATCAGAGTACGCCCATTATGAGGATGTTAGCGTTGGCACTGGTATTGAGGAGGCCATTACGGAGGATGCTTATGGCGACATTGAGTCAACAGCCAACGGTACCAATCATTTGCATGAATTATGGGTGCGGTCGCTAGCTAAACAATCCCGTTATACGCCTTTATTCGTTCCCTGGTGGGCCAATCCTGAGTATTGCGTAAAGGATGCTAGATTAGACGTCTTAGGTGAGGAGGAGCATAGGTTGATATCTACGTTCGGACTCAGCCACGGTCAGATAGCGTGGCGTAGGTCCAAAATCACTGAGATGAGCAACCCTCAGTTGTTCTCCCAGGAATACCCTGCCTATCCAGAGGAGGCTTTTTTAAGTTCTGGCAGGATGGTTTTTGACTGGCAAGCGATAATCAAACATGAGCAGTATTGCTCAGAACCTAAACTGATTGGCTACCTAGAGGAACATGGAGGATTTAGCAATGTTTCTCCTGATAGCAAGGGCAATCTAGCGATTTGGGATATGCCCGTTAATGGCCACGTTTATTGCATAGGGGCTGATGTGGCTGAGGGTGTGGATGGGGGGGCCTACAGCGCTGCCATTGTGATAGACTTATCAACCAAGGCCCAGGTAGCGGAGTGGCATGGCCACATAGAGCCTGATAGGTTTGCAGATGTTCTAGCTCGCCTCGGTTCTTACTACAACCATGCCCTGCTTGCACCAGAAGTCAATAACATGGGGTTGGTAACGGTTAATCGCCTGCGGGATTTGGGATATAACAACCTATATCAGCGTAAGGTGAGCCAAAACCGAAGCGATGACCAGTTATACGGGTTCCAGACAACGGCAAACACAAAGAATTTGATTATAGGCTCTTTTGCTGGCGAGGCTATCCGTGATTTCGGGTTTTCAATCCGTTCAGCGGCCCTCTTGTCAGAAATAAGGACTTATGTGTATAATGCGTCCAATAAGATGGTTGCTCAATCTGGATGCTATTCAGACAGGATTATGGCAGCTGCAATTTGTTGGCACATTTCAAAGGAGATTGGCGATATCCCCGTAACACCTAGATTTCGTGATTCGTTCAAGAGTTCTCATGGCATAACCATTTCATCTTCCCCTTCTTATGGAGTGAGGGAAGAATGAAGGAAGATGGTTGAAATACAGAGAAAACGTATGTTAGAATAATGGAGGTCATAGACATGCAATCAATCAGCATAGAAAAACTAAGGCTGTTAAGCGGGTGGGTGTTAGTCAAAATTGAGGATGCTGTCAAAACAAAAGCTGGCATTGAGGTTATTGAAACATCCAAGAGCAGTGAAAACAATCGTGATTCTGCCCGTTCTGGCGTTGTCGTCCTTATAGGGCAAGACGTGGATGATTTCCATATAGGCCAAAAGGTATGGTTTGACAAATATGGAGCAATGACAGAGGCGTTTAATGTTGAGGGATGGGGTTTTTGCAGGATTATGAAGGACGAAGATATTATAATGACGGAGGACGACAATGGTGGAGATGGGGAGTGCGCCAGCACAGGAACAGCCGAAACTGCCAGTACCAACTCAAGCGCAGTTGTATCTGGATGAGCCAAATGGCATTGCCTGGATAGGCATACCGTTAAAGAAGCATAATCCGTTTGAAATGACTCTAATTCTTGACAGTATGAAAACCCATCTGTATTTATGGTACAAGAAATCTGAAAATAAGAGCGTAATAGTTCCTGGTTTGATGAATGGGATACACAAGTCTTATAATCAAATTAAAAAGATGATAGGGAGGTAACATGGCTAATCGTTTTTATTCTAATGTGAATCCTGATTATGGTCAGGAGAAGGAGAAAAAAGTGGCAAAAGGAAATGTTCCTCACGATAACAGTGATTGGGCGCAAACAGGCAGTAAGGAAGGCAAGGCAGAAGCGAAGTTTAAGAATACACCAAATCCTAACGAAGATGTTAAGTCGCTGCCTCAGACTAAGGGCGTAGCTGAGTAGAGTTCACTCCATACCCAACTAATGACCCTTTTCATTGGTTGTAGCAACATTTTATGCCTAGCTTACAGAGACGCAGGGAACTAGACCTTAGAACAGAGAGATTTGAATCTGAGATGGGTGTTTCAGATTTCAAGAATTACCCACGATTGCGGGTTTATCAGTGTTCTGAGTGTCATACGCTTTACCAGGAGCGTTCCAGGCATTGCCCTAGATGCGATAAGAAGCGCATGGGAGAGTTAAGACCCATGAGAGAAGATGAGGTTGCCTCATCTCGTGAGAGGTCAATTAGAAAGATTAGGGATAAACTAAGATTCTAAGATTCTAAGATTCTAAGATTTTCAAGGAGAGAAAATGAGAAATATGACAACTAATAAAGTGAAAGCGATGATAAAAAAGTCTAAGATGGAAGATATGGATATGGGCTCCACTAGGACAAAGATGATGAGTTCTGCTAAGGGTGGCAATACTATCCAGGTTGGTGAATCTGGCGTCATTCAGAGGGCAATGAGCCATTCAGATGTTCCAGGAGCAGGAGCCTCCAAGAGGGCAAAGTTAGGTCCCCGCAGCAAGATTAAAACCGTAATGGGTGAGTTTAAGCGTGGAACTCTTTATTCGGGCAGGAGCAAGAAGAAGGTATCCAAAAGAAAACAAGCCATTGCCATTGGTTTATCAGAGGCTCGCAAAGCTGGCGCTCGCATACCAAAACCAAAGAGTTAGTTGGAGATAAAATTTGCAAGTTGAATATGGTCTACTAAAACCCCCCCAAGATGTAAAATCAAAGATTGATAAAGAAATCTACAGCATCCCCGAAGTAAGACGCAATAAGAAACTTAAACTGTCTGATAACAAACTGCAAGCGATTGAAAGGGATATAAAAAGCAAGTACACGCAGTATAAGACAGAGACAGCAGCCCTTCGGCGCAGACTGGTCAGTTTAAATGAAATCCTTGAAGGTGTTGTGCCAAAGACTAACTTTCCCTATGAGGGAGCGTCTAATATAACTACCAGGTATGCTACAGGCATGGCCCGTGCTTTCAGGTCCACTTTCAATAAGTCATTATACGCAAGTCCTGATATTTTCATCGCTAGCGGCAAGGCAGATAAGAAAGCCATTGATGACGCGCAGGAAGTTCTTAACAGGAAGTTTAGCCTGGAATCAGATGGTTTAGACATGGTAAAAGACGGCACTATGCCATGTTTCAGGGATGGAGTCTTTTTAATCTCAGCGTATTGGGAAAGAGAGATAGAGAAGGCGAGCGATTACAGAGCATATAAGACAGCCAATGATTTTATCAAAGATTACTCATTGCCAGAAGATGCGGGGTTGTCTCAAGAGGAATATGACGCATTGCTTGATAAATTTATAGTCAACGAAGAATTTGAATACAGGGTTGAGTATAAATACGATTTCTTAAAGAATAACGGTTTGAAATTTCAAGTTATTCCTCTAGCTGAATTTATCTTTTGGCCCACATGGGTTCACACGATATCAGACATGAAGTTATATGGACGCAGTTATTCAAAATCACAAGAAGATATCTTGCTAGGTTCTAAGGAAGGCCTCTATTACGAAAGGAAAGCGTACGAATGTATAGCCAGGCAGCATGGCATGAAAACAGACGAATGGTCAGCATCCAGGAATTTTATTGATGGTCTATCTGTTACGCAGACAGAAAAGACGCCATACGAATTAGCCGATGTTGTTTATAAAGCGGATTTAGATGATGATGGCATACCAGAAAAATATCTTGTTGTGTTTGACGTGAATAACTTTATCGTTTTAAGCGTTGAAAGTTATCCCATCATGAGAAACATTGATTTTGTTGTCTCTTTCAGGTTTGTTAAAAGAGATAACAGGTTTATAGGCGCTTCAATGGCTGCTGATGGGGAGGACCTGTTTAACCTGATTGATACTATTCACCGCCATAGGAACAATATCCGTTCCCTGGTTGCTGCTCCTGTGGTATTCATGAATGAAACCATGAAAGAGCATATTGACCCTTCTAGGTCTGAGAATGTTATACGTCCAGGCATGGTTATTTGGGGGAAACCGCCATTTGACAATATAGCCAGGCAGATGATTCTTCAAAATTTTGACCAACCTGGAAACTCCGCAGATGAGGAAAACCTTGCCGTTCGTTATCTTGAGCTTGCCATTGGTCCTACGCAGGCTTTATCTGGCAAGGAATCGCCGTCAGACCCTCGTTCGCCGATGGGTAAAACCATTGCTCTAATAAACCAGGCAAATTTAAGAATAGATGATTATATGTCAGAGTTCTCAAAGTCATTTCCAGACCTAGCCAGGCTTGTGCAAGCCCTTACAATTCAGTATTCAAACGATGAGGAAGATGTGCGCAAACTATCAATAAATGGTATTATTTGGACCGAAAGGAAGCGGTCTGTTACAATGTCGCCAGAATTTGCGATGCAAAGAATACAGGGACTTATGACGCTATATGCCATGTATCTTAAGATGGGAGGTCCACAAAACAATATAGCCACTGAATTGTGGAACAGGATGGTTTTAGCATCAGGTGAGGATGATACCAATAAATTGACTGTAGAGACTCAACAACCACCTGCTGAGACAACTCCTGGACTTCCTGTGGCAATCCCTGGGGGCGTTTCTGTTCCTATGGGAGCATCAGCACCCCCCACTCTAACTCAATCAACGGAGATGAGATAATATGTCTATTGAAAAACCAACTCAAAGTCTGTTAGACTCTTATGTAGACGCTCTTTCAAAAACAAGGGAATTTGCAAGAAAAATATCTGAATTTGGAGAATTTAAGGAAACATCCCACTGGAAATCATTTAAGGGCATTTTGAATGAATATATTGATTTGAATAAAAAAGGCATACTTCAAGAGCTTGATTTAAGAAAAACATCTCAAAGTGATATTGCTGCTTCGTATGTCAATCTTGCTCAGATGTCTGGTGTTGTGAAGCTCTGTGAGGGTCTTATTTCGTATGTTGATAAGTCAGACGATGTTCTTGCAACGTGCCGAGAGAGCATTAAACAGCTTGAAGAAAAGATAACCGAAACTGAGAAAGCAAAAGAACAAGGAGTATTCTAATGAGCGATGAAAAAGAACCAACCCAGGAAGAACAAGAAAATAAAGAATTACTGGAACAGTTAAAATCAGAACTTGAACAGCTTAAGGTTCAATCCAGGGAAGTTAATGAGGCAAAGATTAAAGCCGAAGCAGAACGGGATATCCTTAAGAATTTCAATGTCCCACAAACCTCTAAAACGCAGAATACCGTAACAGAAGAACAATGGAAAACGTGGGAAGAAGCTACAGGATTAACCAGGCAGCAGATTATGGCAAACGCTCAGATTGCGCAAGGGCAAATATCAGAAGCCGTTAAACCCATTGAGGAAAGTCTAAGAACAACCCAGGAAGAAAAGAAGAAATTAGAAGAACAGATTAAAAAGATGGATTTTGAGAAGAAATCAGACAGGGTATATAGGGATTTTTACAAGAAAAATCCTGTGATGGAAAGATACGAGAAAGACGTTAATGAATTTCTCGCAGATTACCCTGATGAAACCAGGAATGACCCTGAAAAGTTGACGAAGGCATTAGAAAAGGCTTCTGTTTATATTAAAGGCAAAGTTGGAGAGAAGATTATGAACAAAAACAATTCTTTTAACAGTCCAAGGTTTGAGAATCCTGGCAATGTGGAACAGACCACGGAAGAAACAGAATATAATTTTGACGGAATGGAAGATTATGCTAAAAGGACGATGCAATCAATAATTAAGAACCAGGAAGATGAAAAAGTATTGAAACAATATGAATCAGGCGATGGTAAGGGAGTTAAAATAAGAGGCGATAAAGAATGGGAAGAAGCAAAACCGAGGTTTAATCGTTAATGTTTTGGATTGATGGAGCATATTACAGAGATTATTTAAGGGACAAAGGCGAAGCTGGCATTTTCATATCCCTTTGGCCTGCTGAAAACCGAGGCAATGGTAAGATAAGAGAAAACAATATCAATACTGGGTACGCTCAGGGCAATGGAAGCCTGAAACGTAAAGTATCCTGTAAACAATGCGGGTTTATTTTTGATTTGAACAAAGTTGACCATTCTGGCGGTTCTTTGGATGGCAATGGCGCTGGCGGGGCCGTAGCTGGCGGAACGGTTACAGCAACATCTAATTGGGGTGATACGGTAACGGATTATAACCTGGACCAGGATTTTAGAAAAGCTGGCGGGTGTCCATTGTGTTTTAGTAAAAATGGTACGACGAAATCAATAACAAAGACTTTAGGGCAAGAACCAAGATTTTCAGTTGGATTTTGATTTTCAGCTTAGACCTTCCTAGACTACTTCGTAGACTCAGCAATCATACATCTTCTTAGACCAGCCTAGATACAGCAAAATATATCTTATAGGAGATAAAAATGAGAGTAATTCATAGCGCTCAAACGCAATCCACATTAGCGCCAGTTTACGGCGCTTCTGCGGATGTTTTCCCAGGCGCTCTTTTAATGCCTGGTGTTACTGCGGAAACGAACGATGGCACTTTAATCATTGCTACAGATGCATCTAATGCTGATGCTGTAGGTGTTTTAGTTGAACTGCATGATTTTAGCGAAAGCGGGGATGCCCTGGTTACTGGCGCTGTTGACTGGTTTAATACTGGCGCTCCTCCGATTCCTTCGCATAAAGTCCAGCTTATTGACACTGGTGTTTTGTGCAGGGTAGCTTATGATTTGGTTGATACGCTTGCTGTTACTTCTTATTCTAGCGTAACCCTTACCATTGGAAGCTTGGAAGATAATATAGATACTGGTTTTATTTATATTGCTTCTGGCGCTGGAATTGGTCAGCTTGAGTTTATTGACACCTCTGCTGCTGGAAGCTGCACCGTTCCGACAGCGTTCCCAACAGTTCCAGATTCAACAAGCACCGTTGTTAAGATTCTTCCTTTGTATCATCAGGTTGTTAAGTGGGATATTTCCACCGCAACCGATGAGACAAAGATTGGCAGCGATGCTGCTGCTGGCACTGGACGGTGTTTTATTCTTGAACGGCATATTGTCAGGAATGGATACGACCAGATGCTTGACCCCGATATGCATGGCGGGTTATCTGGTCTTAATAGTTTAGCTCAGTTTGAAATTTATGCGGTTCTTCAAATTACGAACGCTGGATTTCATCCGATTGACTAAACAGATACATTTGCTTCATTGATTGGTATTGGATTATTTATCTTAGACCGCTAATTTTCTAAAAGGAGAAAAACAAAATGGCTGGTTTAATTACGCAGGCCGCTTGGCCGAGGTTGGTACAGAAGGATTTATCACTGGTTTTTGTTAATCAATACAGGGATATTCCTTCCATGTTGCCACTGTTGTATAGAATGAAACGTGCAGAACAAGGCACTGAATATGATTTGGAAACAGGTGATATTGGCGTTGTTCCTGCTCTTAGTGATACTGGCATTGCTTATGATACCGTTCAGGAAGGTTACAGGAAATCTGTAACTGAAACTGAATATGCTCTTGGTATCAAAGTTACCAGGAAATTGCTCAGGAATGACCTGTATGGTGTTATTAAAGAGAAAACAAAACTGCTTGCCCAGGCATTTCGCCATCTTCGTGAAACAAGGGGCGCATTTGCTTTCAATAACGCCTTTAACAGTTCTTTTACTGTTGGAGACACCCTGAGTCTTTGCAACTCTGCCCATACATCAAGATATGGTGGAGCCAATCAATCCAATACATCCACATTGGCTTTTTCTGCCGCTAACCTTGAGACAAACAGAATTGCAATGAAGAAGCTAAAAACCAACAGAGACAATCCGATGGTGAACATTCCCACTATTATCCTTGCTCCTATGGACCTTGAAGATAAGGTTTATGAGGTCATTAAAAGCATGGGTAAGGTTGATACGGCAGTAAACAATAGAAACTATCATGAGGGAAGATACAATGCGATTATATGGGACAACTATCTTACCTCAGCAACAGCATGGTTTATTATCAATGAGAGTATGATGAAAGAAAAACTTGTATTCAGGGAATGGGAACCAATGCAATTCTTTATGTCTGGTGAATTTGATACTTTGGTATCAAAATACGCTGGTTATTGTTCTTTTGAAACAAGCACAGTGGAATGGCGTTGGGCTTTTGGCGCTAATCCATAACTAACAAAACACGGAGGAATCCTAGATGAACGGCAAACCTGGACGACCTAGAAAACAAGAAAGGACTCTTGACCATTCTGAGATTGAGCAATTACAACAAGAGATAGCTACGAGGAAAGCAATGATGAATATCGCTTCTGAACCTGGTTCAATGGATTATACGCCAACGTCGCTTCCTGAGTTCACTATTGATAAAGATAAAATAGAGAACGGTATAAAGCATATTGAAAAGGTGCTGCATGATAACTCTCCTGAAAAAGCATCAAGAACAAAGATTCCCATGCTTGAATCAAGAGCAAAGGAACTAGAATCTAAATTCAAGCCCTATCTTGAAACGTGGAAAGAGCTTGATATTATGAGGCGAGATACGCCTGAGTTCAGGAAGGCCGTCAGGAAAGGCAGCGAGAGGTCCAAGGTTGAACGTGATATTATGGAATGGAAAGAGATACAAAAACAACTTCGTCCAGACGATCAGGATGCTCCGTCTTTAGATAGATTGAGGGAAGATTAAAAGTTATTTGGAGGTATTAAAATGTTTAAGAAATTGACTTTGTGCCTATCCATGCTATATATTCCGTTATTTGCTTATGGCGGGATAGATGTTTATTGGACAGGCGGGTATGACACTACAGTATCAACGGATGTTTGGAAGATAACAAACAGGGGCGATTTGCTTCCTGGATTTAACGGAAGGCAGAGCATTGGAGATTCAAACTTCAAGATTTCAAGCGTTACGGCGCATGGAACCCTTGCTGTTGATGGAGCGACAACGCTTAATGGAGCATTGACATTAAATGCAGCAGCAACTACAGTAAGCACTGTTACGTTTAATACCATGACCGTTAAACGGTTTACTTCGCAAACTGGAATCTATGCCAGCACCAGTATCATTCCAACATCGTCATTTATGGTTCTTCAGGCTTCTGCTGGAACGATGGGAAGCATGACGAGTACACCCAATATCGCTACCAATACTGCTGTAACTGGGGGTACGAATTACGCAAACGGAACATATCTTTTGCTAACGTCTACTTCTTCCACTGGATATATTTCGTTGATTGACAATGATACTCTTTCTGGAAGCCTGGTTGAGCTTAACAATTCTTCAAGAACGATTGCTTCCAATGATTATTTAGAGCTTATGTTCTTGAATGGTTCTTGGTGGGAAGTGAATTATAACACCAAATAGGGGGATTTAACTAATGAAACGTATCCTTTTACCAATAGGATTGTTTTTTATTTGTTCTGTTCCCCTATTTGCCGAGATGGATGTTTTTGAAACCATCAGGGGCACTGGAACCGTGATCCCAGTACTTGTTTCCAGTTCAACTTCACTTAATTTAGATTCTGGCGGTAGGGAACTAAAAAGAAGAAAGGCTGTTGAAATTTGGAATGATGATACTACCAAGATGTTATTCTGTTCTTTTGATACAGCCGTATCTTCTATAACAACGTCTAATTACAGAGGAAGAAGGGTAGAACCCAGGAAATCGTTATATTGGGCAATACCAGATGTTGTGGACCCATATTGCGTTGCAGACACAAGCAATACTTTAGTCATATACACGCAATTTTATTAGTTCTTTCTATAGGATAATTGAAATGAAAAAAACAATTTCTCTGCTTCTATTATTTCTTCCTTTTGCGGTGTATTGTGAAACTATTAAATATAGTGGCGCAGGCACAATACAATCAGGTGATACCACATTTAACGGCAGCCTTGATGTTTCCAGCCTTACGGTTAATAACCAAACCACACTAAAAAGCAGCGTTACGGTGCTTGGTGACATGAACGTAAGCAGTGTGTCCTTCACTACAGGAGGAGAGACATTCAGGCTTACGGATGGTTTCAACGCAAGCCAAAACTCTCTTTATTTCAAGGCCTCTAATCCCAGGATGGTATTTGAAAATTCTACACCTAAGCAATGGGTGATTGAAATACCTGCTGATGATTTTGAGATTGAAGAAGTGGGTATTGCAAATTGCCGAATGAAGATATTAGCTGGTGGAAATTTGGGTATTGACACCTGTTCACCAGGAGGAAAGCTGGATGTCCAGGGTTCAGCGGCTTTTGGTTCAGGAGCTACGCAGTCAACATTTTCCTCAACGGGTAACTTGCAACTGGTAGCTGGTTCTACCATTACTGGAAATGGCAGTATTGCTTTATCATCTGCACCTACGGCGGGTACAGCGTCAAACATTGGATTAGCTGTATCTACTATGGGAGCAGTTTATCTAGGTTCAAGGATAAATGCGCCATTGGCGCTACATACGGCTGGCGCTAGGGTATCGGGTTTGGCAGGTAATGGCGGTGGAACGATGTTTAGCGTAACCGACAATGCTGGAACGTCAAAGTTTGATATTGACTCTTGCTCTGGCATTGGAGTCTGCTTAAATACACCCGCGAGTGCAACAATGGCTATGCGTATTGGAGGCACAACAATAGCCCAATTTGACACAGCAGGCGGTAGGCCATTTGTGGCATTGTCGCAGACAGATTGTAACCTCCAAACACCTACGCAAAGAGGCTCATTATGCGTAGAAAACAGCGCAACTTGTCCAATTTCGGTTTCAACGGGTACGGGCGCTGGACAATGGGCCTGCATATCAATAAGCGCAACACAGGGGCCATAACATGAATCCATTACTAGGAGTCTTTATCTTCACAATGATAGTTTATAGTTCCCTTCAACATGAAACTATAAACAATGATAAATATGTCTCAGTGGAAGCAAGCCAGCAATTTGAGCAGGAGGAGGTATGTCAGACATATCAAACCCCTGCTGGCGGGTGGATAGTTACTGAGTGCGAATGGAGAACGAAGGTAAGCAAGGCTGACTGGGGAGAACTGGTTGATGATTGGACTGGCGACTACTTGGATTGGGAATGATGATTTATTATATCCTGGTATATTTTTACACACTTAATCCAAATCCAAGCGTTTCAATTTATACAAATGAGAATTATATTTGCAAGGCTTTTACAAGTAAATATAATCCAGGGATATTGAAAAAACTTTACATGGTAGATATTCTAGATGCGAATAAAACGCTTAAAGAGGCAATATGCGTCAAGGATTCAGACGAGAAGTCAGATTGGAAGATAAAACCCAAACATGCATTATCTTTGTAATCAGTCAATGTCATTTTTCGGCACATTAGTGTATCTTTTACGGATGTTCTGTTTTGCATTTTGGAGGTATTGTAATGGCTTACCGTTATCCGACATTCGGAACAAATAGAATATCGGACGTTTTCCAGGATGCAATCAATCTAATCTGGTGGTGTTTCAAAGAGAAGGCAAGGGAAAATGTGGTGTGGTTGAGATTAAGATTCAGGTTTGGGGGTAAGAAAAATGGCTATAAACTTCCGTAGATTTGCAGTTCCTGATGGTTCAATCACGGCGGCAAAACTGGCAGACAATGCTGTTACAACCGCAAAACTGGCTGACTCAGCAGTAGCTTCAGCCAAACTAGCAGATAGTGCGGTTGGCTCAACCAAGTTAGCAGATTCAGCCGTTAGTTCGGTCAAGTTAGCAGATGCTGCTGTTAGCTCAACGAAGTTAGCAGATGCTGCTGTTAGCTCAACGAAGTTAGCAGATGCTGCTGTTGATTCAGCTAAATTGGCTGATAATGCAGTTGTTTCAGCTAAACTGGCTGATGCTGCAGTTGATTTAAGCACAGCAAAAGTGGGTGGGATACTTCCAGTTGCAAAAGCGCATGATGGGTTGAGGTTATTTTTAATCATGGCTGATGATACGCCCATATCTTCAACTGTGCCTGCTGTTGTGGACCAATGGGAGGTATTAAAAGAATCCCGTTTTTCCAAAAAAACAGCGACGCATCCAGTTGTGAAGATAAAATTTGGGCTTGAATTTTCTACAGGTGGTGTTGGTGGAGGAAATGTAGAGTGGGGTATATTTCTGAACGCCGAAGCAACGCCAAGGGCTTCAGGAGAAGCAAGCACATCAGAAGGTGAGTTTTCTATTATTGATTTGGCAGATGGTATTCATACGCTAAAAGTAAGCGTTAAATGCGGAGGCACACAAGTTTTTGGAACAGTTGGATTAACAGAAATTTATCAGACTGCATAAGGAGGATTTATGCCATTAAACATGAGAGCATTTGAGGTTACCGATGGTTCTATTACTTCCGCAAAGTTAGCCGATGCTGCGGTTAGCGCAGTAAAACTGGCTGATAATGCAGTTGATTTAGGAACTGTAAAAGTTACGGGTTCCCTGCCTTCAACGAAGCTGGCTGATGGGGCCATTGATTTAAGCACCGCAAAGGTTACGGGAGAGTTGCCAAGTGGAAAAATCGCTGCGGGAGCAATCACTAGCACGAAACTTGCAGATGGTTCTGTCATTCCTTCAAAGGCTTCATCTGGATTAAAAACGGTGCTTGTTGTGGCTGACGATGTGCAATTAACATCCGTTGGCCCAACACCACAAACATTAAAGACAGCTAGGTTTATTAAGGCCGAAGGCATTTATAACCTTGAAAAAATGGTGATTGGGCTTGAAATGAAAACCAGCAATGCAGCAAGCGCGGCAAGGGTAAGAGTATTTATGAATGGAGAAACTACGGAGAGACTGGAATTATCATCCATCTCAACATCATTAGAACATAAAGTAGGCACATTCACAATATCAGACCTTGCTGAGGGCATACACAGCGTTACTGTAAAAGCGCTGAATGACGGAGCATCAGATGTTACAACGATTAAATTGACCGAAATACATCAGGTGGCTGGATGATTAGTCCCAATGCAGAAAATATAAACAAGGTTCAATATGGCTCCATAGAGATACACTCTAATTGGCTTGATATGGCTTATGTCAATTTGGACTATTTGGAAGGGCCAATACAGGAGTGCAGGTTTCCAGGTTCAGGAAGATTTATTATTCAAGGAAGTTAAAAATGTTCGCTTTTTGGAATCCAACAAAGAAATACAAACAAAATTTCCGTTTTCTTGTGGAAAAGGAAATCAGTAATTTACCAAGTATGAATAATTCTTTTATTGACTACATTGGCAACATAGGAAAAGAGGCGTCAGTAAAAATCATCAGTGATATGCAAATAAAGTTGTTAAAAATTATTGAAATAATATTAAAATGATATGGCATTTATTGAATCAAGAGCTAATTTTATGGAAATGGAGTCTTTTGGATATGAAAATATCAATGTTGGAACTGAATCAGTTGGTTTTAATAAAGAAATTTATTCCCCAAATGGGCATAGGCCCGCAAAAAGAGTTGTTGTATCTATTGAAGGAGCAGATGTGCGGTTAAGATATGATGGATTTATCCCAACGTCAAATTTTGGGCATTTAATTTTAGCTGGAGAAGAATTTGTATTAGAAGGCGAAAATAATATTTCAAGAGCAAAATTTATCAGTGTAACAGGAGATATGGCAAAACTTACTGTTACTTATGAAAGATACATATAGGAGGGAAAATCATGGCTGAATATAGCAAGTTAGCGACAATCTTAATTACCTTATTGTCAAAGATACCAGTGGTCAAGAATCTTCTTCTGTTCTTAGGTAAAGGCTTAAAAAAGATTGATGGTGGCACTACAGAAATACTAGGCGTATTGTGGGCTCTTGTGGAGATTCTAGGAGCTTTGGGTGCATTACCGCCAGAGGTGGTGAGTTCTCTTAGGCCAGCGCTTGCTGCTTCTGGCGGGACAGCTTTAGCAAAGCGTATTGTTAAGTTATTGCCCTACCTAACTCTTGTTACGGATGAAGCTAAAAAAGTTACAGAAACAGATGTGAAGCAGTAACATTAAATGTGTATTTATAGTAATACTACCGTTAAATCATTATTAAAACTATCCTTTCTTTGTCTATTCCTATTCTTTCCTAATTTATCATTCTCACGAACAGCCTCAGAGGTAATAACGCAGGCCAGGATATTATCAAGAGATACGGGTACAACAAGGCAAAGATATACAGATGCACAATATCTTGAATGGGTAAACCAGGGACAGCGTGAATTTGTCGCCCAAACATGGGTAGTTAAGAAATCCACCACATTTGCCCTGATTGCAGGGGTTACTTATTATGCCATGCCAAGCGATTTTATTTCTACAGATAGGGTGCTTCGTGGGTTCCTTGAAATAGCTGAAGTTACGCCAGCGGCTATGGATTCAAAATCACAGACATGGGAAACTATCGCTGGATTGCCCATTTACTATTTCGTTAATTTTTCTTCCCGAACACAGATTGGTTTTACTCCTTTTCCCAATTCCACAGTTACAGATACGGACACAATCAAGGTTGATTATTTTTCCCAATTATCTTCAATGACCGCTACTGGCAGCGCCATATTTGAGAACATAAAGGATTTTGAGCCTTATATTGATGCTTTATCTTATTATGCGGCTTCCAGGGCAGCATTACTTGACGGCAGGGGTGATATGGCCCAGTTCTATGTCGCTCAATACCAGATGATGCTATCGCTTATGAAGGAAAAGGGATTATATCGTCCCAATTACAGGCCAGGTTTGATTGGTAGACGTGAATGAAATGGAAAGATATGTTAAAACAGCTTTTAATAGGCCTAGGATGCGCCAGGACAAGAGTTTTGCTTGTTTTTGCAGTATTGCCCATTTCATTAGTAATAGGCCAGGAAACAGAACAGAGAACCCAACAATTACCCACCAGTATTAACATTGCCAACAAAACGGAAATACAGGAATATAACAGCTTTGATTGCGGGTTAGTTACCCGCTATTCTGCTAACAGGATACCCAAGAACTGCCTGCAAGAAGCCATAAATATATTGCTAGATGAAGATTTGGCAGTTACAAGGAGAACGGGGAGCGCAAAATATAACACAAGCCCATGTTTAGACGCTCAGTCAGTAAGAGGCCTTTGGCCATTTAGGGCCACAGATGGGTCCAATTATATTGTTATTCTTTCCAGCCAAACCATGTATCAAACGGCTGGTTCTGGTGATTGCACAGCCATTTCAGGGCTTACGGGCCAATTCTCAGCTACGGCAGAGATGGATTGTGTTCAATCATTGGGCAAGATATGGTGTACCAATGGAAGCCAGGATATGTTTAATTGGGATGGCAGCACATTTAATTGGGTTGCTACGGCTCCCAGGGGCAATCTAATAGGAGCTTTTAGGAATAGAATACTTGTTGCTGATATATCTGGCGATTTATCACGGATTCGCGGTTCTGGCGAACTTGACGGCACAGATTGGGCCATACAAATACCAGGAAAATCCACTACTCCTTTTAGCATAGCCGTAGGTGGTCTAAATGATGGAAAACAAATAACAGCCCTTATGGGGCAATATCAGGATTCATTTTTTATTGCAAAGGAGGATTCACTTTGGGCTCTTTATGGCAATGACAGAAGGGATTTTGTGCTTAGAAATCTTAATAATGAAGTGGGAGTTATTGATTATAAGAGCGTTAGAGAAAAAGATAATGCGCTTTTTTGGATGTCTAAACGTGGAGTTGAGAAACTATCTGGAACGATGGTAAATAGAATATCAGATTCAATACGTCCTACTATAGACGAGTTATTGCTTACCGTTGGAAATAGAAGGGCATTGGTTCAAACAACTCAATCTGATTGGGAAAATGGGCAATTAACCATTGATAATCTTAGTCCCATGAGCGCAACAATAAACCAAGGTAATGTGCAAGCTGGAACATCTACAAGGGTGGATACATCCGATTCTGATTTTTATTCTGGAACATTGATAAATTCTACCGCAACAGCTGGAAATTTAACATATTCTCAAGGTTTTAATCATCATGCATTTATAAATGCAGGCGCAGAATCAGGTCTTGGTGATTGTACAAATTGGGATATTTGCGAATGGGATTCTTCTTTCGGTGGAGGCGGATGTTTTAATGATACAAATAGATGGACTGCAACAGGTGGCGATAACCAGGTTCAGTTGGATATATTAAATGAATCTAATAATATTTTATATAGTAAAATTAATACAATTTCTGATGGACAAAGCTGTGAATCCATACCAGCGATTGATTTATCTACATTCCCCGTAAGAATAAAAGTTAGACTTCTCTCTATTGAAAATGGAGCAACAATAATAACAAATACTTCTAAGATTTTTGTTAGAGGAAATTCATTTACATATTCTTTTCTTGACGGGTCAGCAGGCCCAGTCATTGCGGCTGCATTTGATGTTGACGAATCCAACATTATTACTTCGGGAACGGCCGTATCCCAAATCTTTGATATGTCCTTTGCCACACCAGTAGCAGGCCCATTTCAAGTAGCAATGGCCTCGGCCGCAGCCTATCCAATTACCTTTAGGGTGCGTTCTGCCACTTCAACAGGCGGAGCATGGTCTGCTTATACAAGTCAAACAAATAACGCTGTTTTTGCAAGCCTGAATAGGCGTTATCAGCAATATGAAGCTGCTTTTGGGGATGTTGGAAGTTCAACGTCCCCGATAGGAAACATACAGAGCGTAACGCTAAATGCTACTACTACGGGTTATTATATAACCGATTGTTTCAATACCTCGCCTATCGCTTCTTGGGACACATTCACAGCTAATTATATCGTAGATGGCGGGTCTATTACGTTCTATATGTCTACTGGCGCTGCCACAAATTGCGGTTCTGTTACAAGAAGCACGAATGTATGGACACTACAGGAGAATAATTCAAATATTTCCATTGTTACAAGCACATTTGTTGGAGTAAGAGTTTTCATTGGCCCTGCTTCGTCAACGGCTCCCGTTTCGCTTAATGACATTACAATTAGATGGAATGATTCAGGGGCCAAAAATAGGGTGGCTAGCGCAGTTTACAGGAATAGATATTGGATGTTTTATTCCACGCAAACTGGTGCAACGGCTGCCAATGACCACGTTGTTGTTTTCAATGAAAAAGATGTGCCTACTGTATATGAGGGCATAAATGCCAGGTCAGCAACTTTATACAACAGAAAACTATATACTGGCGATTCACAGAATACTGGATTTATAAGGCTTCAAGACACAGGACATTCTGATAGCGGTTCTGCATACGATTTCAGATTAAGAACTATAGATGACGACTTGGGAAATTCAGAACAAAGAAAAGTGTTTAATTGGTTGTATCTTGAGTTCAAATCAGAAAATGATATATCAGATGATATAAATATATCCGTTGATTACTACCTGGATGGTTCTACAACTTCTTATTCGCTTGGTTCTGTAAATTTGGGGGAAGCAGATGAGCCTGGAATCCTGTCTGCTAAGGTTCCGTTTCCAGCAAATCAAAGACATGATGGAAAATGGATATCCTTAAGATTCACTTATACAGGAATTGATGGGCCAGTTACGTTTTATAAAGCTAAATTGTACTACGAAAGACTAAGGGAGGATTAAATTTATGCCAAATGGACAAATTCCAGGATTGCCACAATTCAACTTTAACGTGCCCAATTTACCATCTACTATTGATGAGAACGCTATCTTTAAGCTATTGCAGCAACCGCCAAGAAGTCTTACAAATTTGGCGCTCCCATATATCCAGCAGCAATTTGATGTTACAGGCCAAGCCATTGCTCCCGCTTTGGCGGGAATACGAGAAGCTACGGCAGGTAGGGTGGCAGAGGCGCAAAGCGAAGCAATGAGAAGGGGTTTGACGGCTTCGGACATTGAGGCTTCCGCAATGCAAGCAGAACGGGCAACAGGAGCCAGAGCAGAAGCGGAATTGACTGGACAGGTTGCCTTGCAACAGGCGCAAACAATGGCAAACGCCATTATGCAGACATTACAACAAGATACAGCCCAAGAACAGCAGATGTTCATGAACATGGCCCAAGCCATAGGGCAGAAATTAAGCAGGGATGACCAGATGAGGATGTTTCAAATGGCCATCCAAGCGCAGAAGGAAGCTGCCAGGGCAGGTAAGAAACAGAGTTTATGGCAATCATTAGCCCAAATAGCAGCTCCCATTGTTGGAACTGTTTTGGGTGGTCCCATAGGAGGAGCCCTGGGAGCAGGTATATCTGGTTTGTTTACATCTGGCGGGGGTGGCAATTTGCCCCCTCCCTCCCCAACCACAATTCCTATTGGCGGTGGAGAAGCAACAGTCTAAAAAGGAGATATTTTATGCCTGAATTTATACCGCAATTACCACAAGGTTTAATGCAAGAAGTGCTACGCTCTCAAAGAGAAAGAGACATTGCCAGGATTGGAAGGGATATTGGCCCTCTTGATTTCTTGGGAACTGTTACGCAAGCGGGAGTGGCTGGATTGGAAAAAAAGAGAGTAGAGAAAATGGGTATGGAAAAGACCATGCTGGATGCTATCAGAGAAGAAGCGGAAAAAGAAAAGGAAAGAGCTTTTAAGGTAAAGGAAACTGAAAAAGCGCAGGCATTTGAGTTTGAAAAAATAAAGGCTCAAAACATCGTTCCAGCAGATGAAACCATACGCCAGTCTTATGAAATAGTTACAGGCAAACCCTGGCCCCAAGAGCAAGTTGAGATTGACAAAAGGCTTGCGGATTCTTTTATTGATGGAGCTGCAAGAATTAAATTGGGAGGACAAAGACATCAACTATGGATAGAAAGAATTGGATTTGCGAAACAAAACAAGGATTTGCCAGCCCTGTTGAAATATCGTGATGAAATTTCAAAAGAGATAAATTTAACGCTAGAACAGAAAATGCCACTTTTGAATGATATAGACACGGTTATCAAAGGAGAAATCATTACGCCAAAATTACCTCAAAAGCTGCAAACTCCAACGGGTTCTCCTTCTTTGCCTGGACTTGAAATATACGAATGAAAATTGACACAGAAACATACATAGGGGCAATAAAAGAAGCAAAGAAAAACAAGAAAAAAATGGCTATCCATTTCGGGCAACTTTCTCCTGATGTGGATAAAAACGCCATTAGGGATGAGATTACATCCAGAATACCCGAAGAATATAAAATAAAGATTGATGATGCTTACATTTATGGAAAAGGAACTAGGTTGGATTTCGGCGTTATTCCCGTTCAGCCTACCATAATGGAAAGAGTAAGCGAAGCCGTAACGAAGATTTCGGAAGTAGGCAAAGAAAAGATAACGGAAGTAGGCGAAGCGCTCCCCTCAGCTGCAAAAGTGGGCATTGAGGAAGCTGTTAAAACTCCATTCAAGCTGATGGAACCCCTTGAAAAACCAGCAATAGTTACGGCGCAATTTATTGAGGAAATGGATAATGACATTTTGGAAATGCAAAAAAATATCAAAGCTAAAATAAGGGAAATAGCTCCTGTGGAGGAAGAAGGAGAAGCCGTATTCGGACTGGAACGGGACCCTAATTTCAAACCGATTGGCGTATCAAGAATAGCCCTTAGAACGCTTGCAGAAACTCTACCAGAGACGCTCCAAATGGTATTGCCAACGACATTTACCGAGGCATTGGAATTTGGCGTAACACTTCCATTTGCTCAATTAGGATTTACTGCATTGATAAAACGTTTTCCTTGGCTGGCTAAAGAAATAATAATACCTAAACAATTCAAAAATAGGATGTGGGGTGAATTAAACGGCGTTCTTTATAGAGTTAAAAAAGGAATAGGTTTACCGCAGGAAACTGGAATTGTTCCAGTAGACATAAAAAAATCTCTTTACGAAGGCAAACTAGATTTAGCGACAGCGCTTAGAAACTCTGAAGATTTATATAAAGAGCATCTCCTTAAACGTATGCTGCCTCAAGAAATGCAAAAAGGCGCAGAATCAATACTTGAAACCCCATCTATGCAGCCCCCACCAGCCCCTAAAGCTGTAATGCCTTCCGAGATTACCCCAAAAGAAATAATAAAAGAAGTTAAGATTGAACCTCCAAAACCACCTGTTCCATTGCCTGAAGTCAAAGAAATAAAACCAAAGACAGCTAAAATCCCAGAAGGAAAAAAACCTAAAGAAATAACGTATAAAATAGATGAGCCATCCAATGTTGTGAAATCTATTACAAAAAAGATGACTATACCCATTCTGCAAAATGTAAAAGTGGAAAAAGGAAAACTATATTCAACAGATTTAGATGTCGGTTTTGTTAAAAATACATCCTTGAAAGATGGAATGTATAGGGTTGTTGGAAAAGATATTGTTCCAGTTTCGGTTGATATTGATGAATTTCCCGTAATCCCAATCAACGAAATAGGAATTGGGAAAATAAACAGAAATGAATTTATTAAAGAACTTGAAAGGGCTATGTCGGCAAAAAGTTACGATGAGGCACGCCATGTGCTTAATGGGATTCTTCTTGATGTAGAAAAAGGAATAGGCAAAATAGTGTCTACAGATGGCAAAATGTTATCTATAAGCAAAATAAATTTACCAGACTTTAGGGATGGAAAATATTTAATAAGTTCTCCTGAAAAGTTAATATCTGCATTAAAAGGCATAGATGCGATTGATTTTAATGTAAAAACAACAATTTCAGATAAAGCCGACATACCAATAAATTCGCTTACGTTTGAAGGTAAAGATGGTTTAGTAATGGTAAAACTTATGGAAGGTTCATTTCCAAATTATCAGCAAGTATTTCCAAATCCAGAACGCCAGCTAGTTCTTGATTCAAAACAAGTTAAAGATGCCTTAAAACAATTAAGGCCATTTGCGAAACAGGATAAACAATTTACTGTAAAGATAGACATAGAGAAAGATTCAATCAATATGACGGCTGGAAAAGAAACACCAAAAAGCATTAAAATACCATCCTCTTATGCTTCTGTAAAATACGAACCGCTTACAGAAGGAACGCTATTGATGCCGTTAAAAACTGAAACCCCATCCGAAACTTCTCTCATGCTAAATAGCAATTTCTTTGAAGATTCTATTGGAAATGTAAGAGGGGATAAAGTCTTTATAGGCATTGACCCTCATGGGCCATTGCATATATTTGGGAAGGACCTATCCATCCCGCCAACAAAAGAGATTCCTAAACCAAAAAAACCAAGAGCAAAGACTTCTTCACCAGAGAAATTTCAAGCCTTAAAAGCTCCTGGCTCAATAGAAGAACCAGGACAGCTTGCTTCTAAAAATTGGAGTGTTGATTTGCCAATGGAACCTTCGCCAGATTTTGAAGTTTCTAAAAATTCAATTAACAAGTTGCAGATACTAGATTTTGTTGAAAAGGCGTTTGATATCCCAATTAGAGGAAAAGCAACCGCTAGGATGCGGTTTGAGGAAGGCCATTTTGAAAAGAAAACTAATCTTATTAGGCTGAAACGATGGGGGGAATTGGAAGTGCTGGCTCATGAAATAGGACATTCAGTAGATAAGAAGATTGCTAAATCTACTGAGATGTGGGTGCTTAAAGATGTGCCGAAAGAATTAAGAACAAAAGTTATTGAAGAACTTGAAAATCTTGATTATGACCAAACAAAAAAAAGGATATCAGAGGGATTCGCAGAGTATTTTAGATACAAAATTACAACAGAAAAGGCTGTTGAAAAAGCGCCTACATTTGACAGGTACTTCAATTTGTTTTTGGACAAGAATCCTCACCTAAGAGACAATATCAACAAATTCAAACAGTTATATTCACTTTGGTTATCTCAGGGAGCAGAACAGAGGATATTAAATCATATAGATTTTAAGGGCGAGTTTGATAGAAAATTTAACATTAAAGACACCTATGAGAACGCTAAAGATTGGGTAATTGAAAAATGGTTTGATGAATTGTGGCAAATAAGAAAATTGGAGGCCGTTTTGAAAGAAAAAACCTTAACGGATTTGCCTCCTACTCTTTCACCGTATAAGATGGCTAGATACTTCCAAAAAACCGCAGGAGCCATTGCTAGAACATTTGCTGAAAAAGCCAGTGTTGATGAATGGGGAAATATATTGGGTCCTTCTCTTAAAAATATACTTGACCCCATTGACCCTAAAGATATTAAAAAATTCATAGCTTATGGTGTATCTAATAGAATAGTAAATGTCCTGGAACCAAGAAGCCTGGAATCTGGATTTGACCTTGCAGACGCTCATTACATTTTCAAAAAATACAATAATCCCCCATGGCAAAAAGCTGTTAATGAAATAACGCAATGGGGAGATAATCTTTTAGATTGGCTTGTAAGAGCTGGTGGATTGGGCGAAGCAGAAAAGAATTTAATCAGACAGCTTAATCCCGTTTGGCTGCCATTTAAGAGAATATTTATTGATGAGACAAATCTTTCCAGGGGAACGGGTAGTATTTTAAGACAGGGGAAGCCTATAAAAGTTTTTAAGGGAAGCGGAAGGCCGATTGTTAATCCTATAGAATCTTTGATAGAAAGCGCCAGGGAGATTATACTAAGAGCGCAAAAAATAAGAATAGGCGGTTTATTAGCTGATTTTGCCGATAAACCTGGAATGGGTGGTTATATAGCAAAACTCCCGCCTCCAATAGAAGCAAGGAAATTCACTTTAGAAACAATGAAAAAACAGCTTGTAGAAGCTGGAATTGATATAGAGGGAGCAGATTTAGACAAAGTAATGACCATATTTTCTGCTTCTCCATACTATAAGGGTAAAGACAATATCATATCTATTTGGAGAAAAGGGGAAAGGAAATTTTTTGAGATTCATCCAGATTTATATAAAGCCCTCTTATCCATTGACCCTATTCGTTTAGGCCCGATAGAAAATATAGCTGGTGTTTTCGCAAGAATACAAAGACTTGGGGCAACTACATTTAAGGCTTCATTCGGTCTGATTAAAAATCCATTTAGAGACGCTCTTGATTATACGGTTGGCTCTAAAAGAAATGGGGCTACAATATTTGACCCAATACAGGGTATTTATAGGGAAATAACTGCCAAGGAAGGCGAATTGCCCTGGAAATTCAAAGCTATGGGAGGAGATTTGGGAACACAAATGGGATACGATAGGGCTGTTCTTATGAATGTTTATGATAATTTGCTTGTTAAAGATAAGACATTCAAAGATAAAACATTAAAAGTCATAAAACATCCCATAGATGCGTTAAGACAAATTCTGCAAATTACAGAGATGGGGCCAAGAATCGCAGAATTGGAAGCAAATATTGCAAAATATAAAAAGACTAGACCTGATTGGACAGATGAAGATGCTTGGGTGCAATCTTTTCTTGACGCTGAAGATGTAACGGTTGATTTTAGAAGGTCTGGAACTTACTCAAAAAAATTGAACCATTTAACAGCTTTTCATAATGCCGCTATGCAAGGCATATCCAGAACAGCAAGACTTTTCAGGGATAACCCAACAGGAACATCAATCAAGGGATTGGCTTATTTAACGCCATTTGCTCTTTATTATTGGTATCAAAATAGACAAAAACAATGGTATAAAAATCTTCAGCCATCCTATAAATATAACAATATATTTTTTGATATAGGAAATAATGTTTATAGATTGCCAATACCTCACGAAATAGGATTGATTTTCCAGGCGCTTCCAGTCGCTATTGCGGATTCAGATTATAACAATGACCCAAAATATTACGATGGGTTGATAAAAATAATTGAAAGTCAAATTCCTTCCATTGTACCGACTATTTTTCATCCAGTTATTGACGTGATGAGAAATAAAGACTTCTTAGGCAGGCCGATAGAATCAGAAGGCATGAAACATCTTCCAGTTACAGACAGAAAAAGAAATCATACATCACAGATGGCAACGGCTATGTCAAAGGGATTTAATAGCGTTGGGATAAAGTTATCTCCAATCCAACTGGATTATATGATTTGGAATTACACTGGAGGATTGCCAAATCAATTCAAATTTTGGGGAATTAACGAGCCGTCTGATTATCCAATCATAGGCGATATAACTTTAAGAAATCCAGAGAAACCGTATCGTCAATTAGAGGAGTTTTTTAGAGAAAAAGAAGGTCTAACGCAGAGAAATAATACGGGAGAATTAAGCGCTAATGAAAAAACAAGGCTTTTGTTTTTGAACAATATGCACAATAGACTCTTAAAGCCTACATTGTCTTTAATACGCAAAATGGAAGAAACTGGAAATTATGAAGCCATAAAGACTAGATATCAGTTATTGCAGAAACAAATGGAGGCTCAGGGGTTCAAATGAGATTTTTATATTTATTTGCTGTTTTATCATCCATCTCTATTGCTTCTTTAGCTTCTGATCCGCCATACTATTTAAGGGGAATGAAACAGGATCAGGACATGGGGGGTATAAATCAAAATCTTCGCTCTTTATCAGATTCAAAACTGTCTCTTACCGGTGTGCCAATAAATACTACTGATACAGCCCAAGAAGGCGAGTTGGACATGAATTTGAATAAGATGATAAATGTTGCCAATCCAACTAATGCGCAAGATGCGGTTACGAAAGATTATCTTGATACCAGTCCAATACTCGCCAGTTCCTTTACTGTTACCAATAATCTTACACTTAAACAGAATGGAGATTTGATTATAACGGCAGGCATATCGGGGAATAGTCTTTATATGTTTAATGATACAGGGGAATTAAACATATCCACAGGAACAACAATTTTATTTACTGGACAAGGAGATGGCGATTGGGTAGTTGCAAAAAATATATATATTGGCAGGGAAATGTTAAATAGCGGCGGATGTGGTTCTTGTTTAAGCGTAAATCAAACTTGTTCAGCCGGTAAAGTAGTATTGGGGGGAGGATGCGCTGGTGGAGGGGCTGGTAATGCTTTTGTCAATAATTTTCCCAATGCTGATAATTCATGGTTTTGTGAAACCGAAAGTGCTGCTAATATCACAGCATGGGTTATTTGTGCGAGGATGCAATGAGCGAAAAAAACAGCAAGATACTGCATGAACTTGGAGAGTTAAGCGGCAAGGTAGAGGCGCAGGGGATATGGCTTAAAGACGTAAATGACGCCATAGGAGGACTCAGGAACTCAATAGACAACATGAAAACAGATGTTATCAGTAAGGTATCTTCGCATAGCGAAGCTATTGAATGGCTTAAAAAGAGGGACTGGATGGCTGGCATTGCTGGCGGTTTAGCTGCCACAGGCGCATTAATAACGGCTTTATACAAGATAAGCCACTAGAATAGCCGTAAATGGTTCCAGGATGCGCTAGGACAAGAGTTAATAGGTTATGTGGTATATTCAGATAGAAGCAGAAAAGATAGGAAATACTGAGAAAAGGGTTGCCAGGGTTAGGTTGCTGCATGAATCTGACGACCCTCCACCTACCAATCCAGACATTATAAAGGGTTTATTGTTAGATGCTATTAAAGCTGTACCGTGGGATATGAAAAGGCTGTCTGTTATTACGCTTGGCCCTAACATGGGCAGAAGGAAAACAGACGAACAAACTAGCTCGGCCAGTTAATTCTTCTTTTCCCATAAGCTCGCCTTTTGGCGTAACCAGAAAACTATCTGTCTATAAGAATCAAGAAAAGACGCATAATGGCATTGATTTCGCCGTTCCTGTTGGGACACCCGTTTATTCTGTATGCGGTGGCCGCATTTTCGCTGCTGGCTGGCAGGCGGAGCATGACCAAAAAGCTGGATTTGGGCTAAGGATATGGCAGGTAGCGGAGATTGATGGCGTTGTTTATCATATCTTCTATGCTCATTTGTCTAAACTGCTATGCAAAGCAGGTGATGTTTTAGAGTCTGATTTTCAAAAAATTATAGGTGAATCTGGTAATACAGGCAGCAGTACTGGCCCTCATCTTCATGTTGGAATGAGAGATGCAAAAACTATGGAATGGCACAATATGGAGTTTGTATGAAAATGGAATTATGGATTGCCATACTAATCATAATTGAAGGCATTTCAGTATTTGGCATAGCATTGGGGTATTTCAAAACAGACGACTTCATTATTTATTTAACCACTCTCCTGTTATGCTTCCCCTTTTCCATAGTTCTTGCGGAGGCCCTTGTATTTGCTTTCTATAAAAATAAACCCTGGAGGCCGTTGAAATGAATAGTATCACCTGGGTTTACTGGTTAAGCCTTGTTGGTTTTGCAGCAGCATTGTCAATCACCGCCACAGAGGTCATGTTTTATTTAATAGAACGATTCCAAAAGAGGAGAAAACGCAAATGCGATATTTAGCCATAAGAGAAAACCTATTCAAAAGCAGGGCAACCATATTCCTTTTTGGCGATTTACAGATGGGAGCAAACGGATTTAGAGATGACCTATGGCAAAACATGAAAAAGAGGTTCCTGCACAATCCTAACTCTTTTGCATTAGGACTTGGCGACTATTCTGATTTTGCCAGAATGACTGATAGGGATGCGCTCCAATCGGTGTTAAACCGCAACCAATCGCTGCGCCAACAACAGGATGATATGGTGATGGATAAAGTCATTAAAATATCGGAAATGCTATCATTCATGAAAGGCAGGATATTGGGCCTTCATTTGGGACATCACGATTGGGAGTTTATAAGCGGTGGCAACATGACAACAAGGCTATGTGAAATACTGAAATGCGCTTATATGGGTTTTGAAGCAATGTGGATTTTGAAATTAAATCACGGAAAACCAACTTCTAAAAATCACTCAAATAACTTAAAAATATACTCTACTCATGGGTCAGCAAATGGACGCAATCAAACAGCCCCCATGAATCAGTTAGCTGCAAATATAGTTCCCTACTGGCCAAACTGCGCCATGTACATTACAGCCCATGCTTGCCGTGGAGGTAGCCTTCCTATCCCACATAATGACCTCATTGATTCTGCCGAAGCGCCTATTCCCGTAAAATCAACTCGTTATATCATCCAGAACTCAGGTTTTATGGAGGGAAGGCCAATAGATGAGGATAGTTATGTTGGCAGGAAAAATATGCCCGATGTTTCGCTTGGATGGACTGAAATAGATATTATAAGACATACAACTGGAAATGGAAGAAATCTGCACCAAATAGACCTGCATCCTAACCACCTCGGAGATGGCATAGTTCTATCACAATAAAATGGATTGGATATTGTTTATCTTAATCTTTGTTGTGCCAATTATTTGGATTCATGTAACGGAGGGTTTGTGA